ATATCGCCGGCGTTGCTATCGCCCTCGGGGACGAGGAGCTCGTTAATCAAATAGACGCCGCAATAAGGAAGATCCTCCGTTTGTACGCGGAGCATTTTATTTTTGGCAAACGTGAAACCGTTAAAGAACGGCATCGCCTTGACGCGATCGTAAATCGCATCGCGCACGATCAACGCCGGCGTTTGCGTCATGGGATAGTGCTTGCCGGCTTGACCAATTTGAGCGCCGGCGTCGGCTTGGCGGTCATGATCTTGCGGAGCGTGAGCGTCGTCTCGCCGCCGCCGTTGCGGCTCGTGTCGATCACCTCCCAGGCGCCGGCGTCGGGCAAGGTGCCGTCGGCCGGGATCGTGATTTGATCGCCCTGGACCGGGACGGTCGTAAATTCGTTGTCGCGGACGTCGAGGATCGTGCGTTGCTCGGAAATGATCGAGCCGTCGATCGCAACGACGTCAATCGAGATTGTGTCGAATATGCCGCGCGCGGGCGCGCCGTTGACGGTGATCGCGCGCGCGAACGTATCAAAGCATGGCAAATAGACTTGCGCGGAAAAGTCGACCGGCATCGCTTACCCTTTGCCTTTTTGCCGCTTGAAAATCTTAATTGCGCGATAGCCGCTCGGCGCGACGAATCGCTTGCGTGATTTGCGGAGCCGCTTGATCGTGGCGCCGCGTTGCGGGACCTTTTTGCCTTTGTGCTTGACCGCGTTCCGCACCGCGACCCGCATATAGGTGCCGAATTTCTTGAACGTCGGTTGCGCCAGGTACGCCGGGTCGCTCGCGCGCAAGGATCGGATTTGGCAACGACAACCGGGATGGTGCGGCAATTGTTTCTTGGCGTCGCCGTACGAATACGGATTATGCGCGACCATGTCTTGACAGTGTTTGCACACTCGGCCGTCGTTGGCGGTCACGATCTTAACGAGGTCGGTGTCCTTGTATCGTTTTTTCCAGGATCGGCGCACGCCCTTGAGGACGACGACCTCGTCGGGATGCAATTTTTCGATATCGGCGAGGAGCGCGTCGGTCAGGAATTGCTTAATCTTGTCGATCGAGGGCTCGATCGTAATGCTAAAGGTCGACTTTTCCGGCACCTGGTCACGCCTCGTACCTAGTAAAGCTCGACAAGATATCGGCGGCCGCGCGTTGCGCCGGCGTGCCGTGACTTGAGCCGCCGGTCGAGCGCGCCAGCAAATTCGGGTCGAAATAAATAATCCGGCTTTCCTTGTGACCGATCATGCGGACGGTCGCGTCGCCGCGCACGCTCGCGTAATACGCCTCGCGCATGAGCATGATCGCGGCTTGTTTCAAGGCCGGCGGCGCCTCGTCGGGCAAATGATAGCCGCCGGAATAATTGACGATCGTTTGCTCGACGTAATTGCCGCTCGGCAACGTGAGCTTGCCCCAAAGCGAATCGAGCAAGAGGCCGTTGGGATAGGTGAGCGCGGCGCCGCCGCTCGTGATCGAGGTGATCCCGGTATTATCTTGCGGGACCGGATAGCGCGCCAGGAATAGCCGGTGCTTGTCGGCGTCGACCTCGGTAAAGGTTTCGACGACCGTTTCGTAACCGAATACGCGAGAACAATAGGCGGCAATTTCGTCGGAGACGCGGGTAATCAATTCGCCGAGCATCTCGTCGCTTGCCGTCGCCGTGATATTGAGCGCGCGCTTGAGCTCGTCGAGCGCAATCAAGTCGATCGACGTCGCCGGCGTCGTGACCACGACGGTCGATTGCATCTAACCGACCTCGGCCTGGTATTGCTCAAAGAGCGCGCGCAACGGGATCGCCGGCCCGAGGTTGCCGTCGCTCATAACCGGCGTGAGCGTGTATTCCTTACGGTCAAGTTTCCAACCGGCGAGCTCGCGACCAGGCGCGCCGGCCTGGCCTGGTTGACCGCGTTCGCCGCGCTCGCCTTTTTCGCCGCGCCGGCCGCTCGGCCCGGCTTTCCAATCGGGACCAGGGCAAGGGCCGGGCGCGTCCTTGCGCGCGATGAACCAGGTTGCATTGAGCGTTACGACGTCAAGCTCAAGGTAGTTTTCGGCCGGGTCGTAAGTATCGCGGATCACGAATGATCGGCCGTCGCTTCCGTTGAGTCCGTCGGCGCCTCGCTCGCCGGGCTTTCCGTCTTGGCCGTCGCGGCCTGGGGAGCCGTCGGCACCGGCCGCGCCCGTTTCGCCCTGGTCGCCTTTCTCGCCTTGGATTGAATCACCTTGCGGCCCCGGCTCGCCTTGCGGCCCCTGGTCGCCTTTGATCGTTTCGCCTTTTTCGCCTTTTTCACCGCGTTCGCCTTTCTCGCCATCGCGCAACGTCGCGAGGCGGTTGCGGAGCTCTTGCTCAAGTTTCAATAGCCGTAATTCGTGCTCGGCCTCGCGTTTGCCGAGCTCGGCGAGCTTGCGCGCGAGCAAAAGGTCGCGCTCGCGCTCGGCCTGGCCGGCGACCGCCGCGAGCTCCTCGACAATCAAGTCGAGGTCAACCGGCGAGCCGATTAAGCCTATGGTGCGCGCGGATGTTTCGGCGGATGCGTTTTCGGTCGGCATCGCTCAAGCCCTCGCTTTGTCCATTTCCCGGCGCCGGCGCCGCCGGCGGCGCGCCTGGTCCCGGTGCCGCCGGTATCTTTTCCGCGGCCGACAACGGGACGACCTGTTGCTGGACGCGCGGCTCTTTGCCGTATCCGCCGGGAACCTTGGCGTAACCCTCAAGCGCGCGCGCCTCGTCGGGCGCCAGGATGCCACCTTGCACCGCGCGCGCGAGGCCCTCGATCCGGTCCTTGAACGCCGAGCGCAACAGCGCCGCGGTATCAAACTCAACGTATTCGTACGGTTGCCCGTCGAGATCGAACAAGAGGCCGATCGCTTCCTCGATATGGTTGAGGCAAAAGCCCAAGCCCGATGCGATCCATGATTGCATCAAAATCTCGGTCGAGTTGACCGCGGCATTGTTGAGCCCGAGAATCTGCAACGGGATGCGGAACGCGAGCGCGATGTTTTCATTCGAGAGCTTGAGAATTTCCGCGGTTGCCGCGTCCTTCCCCGGCACCGCCCACGGCATGACCTTGAGGCCGGCGGTCAGGATCGGCGTGTTGCCCTGGTTCATGCCGCGCGCTTGCTCGTTCCAGCGATCGCGCAAGGCGGCGACCTGGTCCTTGTCGAGCACGAGGTCGGTCGAGAGCACCGCCGACGGCCGCGCCTCGTTCCTGTAGAACGATGTTTGTTGCATGGCGATCGCATCGCCGACGGCGATATCGGAATAGGCGGCGACGAGCGGCGAGACGCCGACGAGCGGCGTCGGAAACCGCACGCGCTCGGTATGCAAACGGATATGCAGGACGTCGCGCATGGGGACGATGAGCTCTTGCGGGCTACCGAGCCGCGCCTCGATCACGTTATTACCGCCGAGCGTGTAAAATATCTCGCCGTTATAGGCGACACGCGGATAACAAACGTCGGGATTCATCAAATGTAATTCGGACACCTCAAAGCGGTCGTTGCGGAGCGCCAGCGCATAGGCGTTGCCGGTCAGGTAAAGCCCGCGCGTGGCGTTGAGCAAAAAGTCGGAAATGCTTTGATAGTCGTTGGGATGCCGCAACAGGCGCGACAAGGCGCTCGTTTCGACGCGCTCGCGGCCGCCGTTGTCGTTGGTGCGCCAGTGATCGCCTGGACACATGGCGACGGTTTGCGCGTAGGCGGAAACGCACGCCTCGACCATTGCCGATTGCGCGCCGGTGACCGGCGTATAGCCCAATTGCCACCAATTATCCGGCACGCCGGCGGGGAGCCATCCGCCGGTGACCGGCAGGTAAAACGGGCCGGGTCGGTAATCGCCTTCGGCTTTCCCGATGATCCGGCCCGCGACGCGGTTGAGAAACCCGCGGACGGTCATGCTTTGGCCGACGCGGTCCTGGTTGAATAGCCGGCCGGCTTGTCGGCCGACATTTGCTTGTCTTTGGTTTGCGGCGTGTTCGGGTCGGGTCCGCTGCCGTCGTCCTCGTGCTCGGTGACGGGAACGCCCGAGGCGGCGAGGTCGTTTTCCTCTTGCGTCGGCGTCGGCTTGATATCGCCGGCCGCCTTTTCCCGTTCCTTG